TTGGCGACGTGGCCTTAGACCCTTTGACTTATGCTGGTGGGTTGGGAGTTTATAATCGCGCTCGTGGCGCTAGAGGTTTAATAGATGACATTACGCCTAGATTAAATGAATTAAAAAATCTTGGCGTTCGTACCGCTGACCAAGCAGAAGAGTTAGGGCTTCTTAGTCGTGCGGTTACTACTGCTGGGAAAGATAAATCTGTTTCGGCTGTACGGAACATGCTTGTTAGAGAAGGGGGAGATGCGGGCAGAAGGCTTGTTTCAGATTTAGGTATTGAAACTGGTTTACGTTTCCGCATTCCGGGCACTGGTCCTGTTTTGGGTCGCATGTCACGAACTGGCGCATTTGTTAATGCGACATCTCGTGCTCGTGCACGACAAATACCTGAATACCTTAGAAGAAGTATTAATAAAGAGTTAGGTGACGACACGACTTTTACTCAGTTGGTTTCTCGCGCTGCTAGAGGCCAGTCTGTGAAAAAGGTTGGGGATCAGGCTGTAGATGAAAGCATTCAACAAGCGGCTAGAAGGGCTTCTCGTTTACCTATAGAGGTTGTTCTTAGATCTCCTTCGGGTACCCCTTTGTTTGGTTCTTTTTTTGGTCGGATGCAAGCGTTACCGGGTGCGAATATAAACAGAATAGCGGCGAGCAGGTTTGGTCAGGCTGTTGGTTCTAAGTTGGGTAGTACTGAAAGTAACGCTGTCGCTGCTGCGATGCGTTCAGGTAACCCTGATGCGGTTGTGTTGGGTGTTTTTGCTAGGAACGGATTTAATAGGGGTTCTGCTATGCAGGGTCTTTTCATTAATGAAAGCGAAAATGGTTTAAAGGCTTTTCAAAATAATGTTAAACAAAATTTAGGCATTGATGATGATGAACTTTTAGGTCAGGTAACAAATGTTGTTAGTGCGGATGTTGCTGCCGCTATTGCATCTGGGGCTTTGCCGCAAAACATTGCCGACAATTTACGTAATTTATTTCCAGATATTTCTTTAGAAAATCTTGCCAATATACGAAATGCGTATGAAAGGCAGGTGCGTGAAACCTCTTTAAATATTTTGAATCGTCCTGAGTTGTATGGGGCCGATCAGGCTTTTGCTGAAAAGGTGGCTCGCGTGTTGTTAGCGGAGGGGGGTTACACTCCGCATACTTTGACTGATGCTGCGGTTGGTGGCGCTAATAGTGGTCGCGAACTTTTAGAACTTGTTTATAAAAGTTTTGATGACAGCCCAGAGCAGGCTCCTTTGTGGATAAGAAATTTTTTACAGAGGCAAGGTAGAACTCAGTCTCGGCATTTGAATGATCGCGACTGGTTGCCTGATTATGTTGATGCTGCGAAAGACACGTATCGGGCAGGTTCAAGGTTGGATGTTCCTAAAAAGGGAACAACCGAAAGTGATCTTTTTTTAAAAAATGCTGATGGTTCTTGGCGTGTGGACTCTAAAGGCCAAAGAGTTAAAAATATTGATAACTGGGAAACGTTGACTATTCAACGTCAAATGCAACAAACTGTTGTTATGGATGCATTGGATCCTGCTCAACAGTTAGCAGATAGTATCCCTAGCCATCCGTTGGGGTGGTCTACAACTCAGCAAATAGATGATTTGTTTAGGCGTGCTGGTTGGTTAACTGGCGAAGAATCTTTGTTTACTAAGAGTTTAATAACTCGTGAAACGAGTTATATAAAGTCTATGGGCAATGATGTTAAGTGGCGGGCGTTAGAAACTTATGCTGCTCGTCAAGGCATTTTGTTTAGTTTTGATGATGTTAGAAGTTATTACAATGGTTTGAAACGCATTGATGAAGAAATGAGTTTTCTGAAAAGCCAGTGGAGTAAGTTGAATGATGAGCAAAAAGCGAAGTATGAGGCGCTGGCCGCTGTTAGGGGTTCAGAAAATACTATTAACAGGCATCAGACTATCAAAAATTTGGAGAAGTGGATAGCGGACAATGAGGCCGGTATTTCTGCTTTATCTGGTGAGGATGGGAGATTAGGTCTTTTATTGCGTGAGGTTATTGAAACTAGCGCAGAGTTGCCTCAGTTAGCGGATGAGATTATTGATCTTGTTGATGAGTTGTCTGCGGCTTTGGGTCGTGCTGGTTTGAGTGATCCTGATGCGCCTGTATCTGCCATGTTGTTGGATGACGTGTTTACAGAAGCGACGGAACCCAGTTCAATGATGAGAAGGCAGCCTGCTTCTTACAGGAAAGCGATTGATGCTGTTAAAACGCTTGAACCGATTATTAAAGATTTGCAACCTCTTGTCGCTCGTGCAAGTTTATTGGATGAAGCGGTTGCGAGATTGAGAAATGTTGCAGAGGTGGTGGAAAACAGCGAAGTTCAAAATATTTTTATTGATTTTGCTGAACAATTAGGCGACGATTTAGATTTTATTGAGAATGTGTTGTTGCCTCAAATGGATAATTTAGTTTCTGATGCGATGAGTCAAGACAGAACTGTTCAAGCGATAGAGGTTTTACGTGCCGCTTTAGGTGGCCCTAGTATGCCTTCTTCTATGCCTATGTCTCAGATAGACCCAAGCATTATAAAAGGTTCTATGAGAACTTTTATAGAGCAAATAGAGGAATTTCGCGGATTGGAAAGAATCGTTTCGCATGAAAGATACGGGTCTTTGCCTCAATCAGTTGGAGAAATTCTGGAAGAAGCCCAGCCTGTTTTAAGAGAACTTAGAAATCAAGTTGGCGGGGGGAGAGCGCCGAGAAGAGGTGCTGTGAATTTTGAAGAAATTCTTTTTGAGTTACCTGACACCGCTGGTGTGGACGACATCCGAGATTTGTTGCGAAGCGTGACAAGAGGGGAGATGGCTTTAGGGGAGGGCGAAGACCTTATTGATATTCATAGAATGATTAACGACTATGAAAATTTGGCTGCCGAAGCAAAATTTGATTTAGACCGTTCTGTTTTCCGTCAAATCGTAGGTGATTTTGAGAGAAGTTTTGCTCGTCAGGCTTCAGAGGTGATGGAACAAGAAAGGCTTTTGAATCTTAACAGGCGTAGTTTGTCTGCGAAACAATTAGAAGCGGAGCAGTTACATTTAGAAATTAACCGTATGGAGTTGCAGAAGCGAGAATTTGAAATGGAAATACTTGCACGCCCTGATTTGGAACGTCCTTTTGTAGAAGGTGTCCAAAACGCATTCAGTAGAGAGAATCAGTGGAATCTTAATTCGGGTGTAAATACTTCTAATGTTTCTGTAAAAATGTTAGAAGACCTTTTCTCTGAAACTAAACGTATATGGGGTCCAGCGTTTGACCCTAAAGATCCTGCTGCTTCAACTGCTTGGAGGATAGGTGGCGACGAGGCTTTTGCTGAACAGTTCAGAACTATCATGTTGGCTGCTCAGAAAATGTCTGATCCGAAAGAAATCGGTATGTTTTTAAAACAGTACGATAGAACTTTGAATTGGATGAAAGCGCAAATGGTTGCTACTCCGGGGTTTGTTATAAGGAACATTATGGGCGGCATGTTTAACATGTGGTTGGATGACATTCCTCTAACAGAAACAATTCGTACAGCGAATTTAATGCGACGTGCGTATCGTGCAGGTCAAGGAGATTTGCGGGAAGGTGTCCGCAGATTACGTGTAAAAGATCCAGATAATTTTGATTTGGAGGCTGCTGAACAGTTGCTGGACGCTGGCGCTCATGCTGGCGGTCAAGCCGCTTCTGCTGTGGAGGATACTTTCAGAGTTGACAAAACGGCGCGATGGGTTTTTGGAACTAAAGGTGGGGAGACTCAGGGTTGGCGTGTAAATATGAATCCTGTTGACGCTGGGTTCTTTATGTATAGCGGTGTTCGCCATGTCAATACTTTCGCTGAAGAAATGTTAAGGCTTGGTACAGGTATACATGCGATGCGTGGGGGCGGTTCTTTAGATGATGCTGTAGCGAAAATTTATCGTTTGCATTTCAATTATTCAAATTTGTCAGAATTTGAATCAAGCGTGATGAAACGGTTCATCCCGTTTTACACTTGGACGCGAAATAACTTGCCGTTGCAAGTTTCTCAAATGGCTTTAAATCCTCGCCGTTACAACCGTTTGTTAATGTTGAAAGAAAATTTAGAGTACGGAACCGAAGAAGAAGGTGTTGTTCCTGATTATTTCTTGAAACCTTTCGGCATCCGTTTACCTTTCAGCATCGGTGGTTCTCAAGTTTATTCTGTTCCTGATCTACCGTTTCAAGATTTGATGAGATTTGACCCTACACAAGAAGGATTTGGAGATGCGTTAGGTAACATTATTTCTTCTGGTTCTCCTATTTTAAAATTGCCTATTGAGTATTGGGCTGGTAGGCAAATGTTCAAAAGCATCCCGTATTCTGGTAGGTTGCAGCAAGTTCCTACTGTGTGGGAAAGTATTCCCGGTTTAATGCCTGCGTTGTCTACTATCGGTTGGGCAGAAAAGAATGCTCGCGGGGAATGGAAGATGCTTGATTCTCGTATCGGCGTATTAGATAATGCTATGCCTTTCTTGGCGCGTTTCAGACGTTTGATACCTAATGAAGACAGATATCAGGAACGTTTATCTCAAACTTTTGTTTCTACATTCGGTGGCCTTAGCCTTCGTATAAACACTCCTTACGAGCAGAACGCTGTTCGTATCCGCGAGGAGATAGAAAGAGACAGGGAACGTCAGCGGCAACGAGATCTTCAATTTAGAACTAGGTGACGTATGCTTGGGGGGGCTTTTCGGTTTGTGAGCAAACTATTGCTGTTTGCTCTTTTGTTTCTTGGTTTTTATATTCCTTCGGCTCACGCTTCTACTGTTTCTTGCGCTGAGGAAAATTCTAGTTGGGATTGTTCTTTAGATATTGATTCCGAAGATGGAATCATTATCTCGTTTACGCTGACCCAGCCCAGCAATGTGGTCTTTACTACTTATACTTCGTTGACTTGTGATGATCATGGCAGCGATCAGGGTACTGGTGCTTACGCTGGTGATCCTTACATTTATCTTTATAGTGGGGACACGTTGCTGAATCAGGATGATGATTCGGCTTCACATAATGACGGCACAAATTTGTGTTGGGATTCCCATATTGCGGTAAACAATTTAGCCGCTGGGGACTACACGTTAAAAGCCACAGTTTATGAGGATGTGTTTGGGGCTTACAGTATGGATATTTCGGGGGTTCCTTCTTTAAGTAGTTCTCCTACTACCACTACTACTAGCACTACATCTACTACATCTACTACATCTACTACTACGTCCACTACTACAAGCACTACAAGTACTACTACTACTACTTCTACTACTACGGAACCTCCTCCTCCTGAAACTACTACGACTACTACTACGTCTACAACTACGACTGTTCCTGAATTTACTGATGAGGAACTTGACTGGTTTGATGAGACTGAGGAATGGACTGAAGAAGATTGGGAAGACTGGGAAGATTTCATTACGGAAGAACCTGAGCCTGTATGGGTGGAGCCTGTGTGGGTAGAGCCTGAACCTGAATGGGAGGAAGAAGAAGAGTGGGAGGTTTGGGTTGAAGATACTGATGACTGGTTTGAGGTAGAAGAGATTGAATTTGAAGAAGAAGTTGTTGAGTTTGATTTGGATACTTGGCTTGAAGAGTTTGAGGAGGAGGAAGAGGAAGAGGTTTTCTTTGAAGAAGAAGATTTTATTGAGGAAGAAATAGTTTTTGAAGAAGAACCAGAAGAAGAAGTAATTGAAATTGAAGACGTATTTACTGAAGAAGAGTTAGAAGAATTAGACGAAGAAGAAATAGAAATACTTACAGAAGAACTTGAAATGCTTACAGATACAAATTTGGAAGCAGAAGAAATTGAAGAACTTGTTGAAGATTTAGAAGAAATCTTTGACGAAGAGCCAGTAACGGAAGAAGAAATACAAGACCTTACTGAGAACGTTGAAGCGTTTGAGGAACTATCTACTGAAGCCAGAGAGGAAGTTGTTGAGATAGTTAACGAAGCAAGTGACGAGGTTAGAGAGGAATTTGCTGAGAACGTTGATGTGTTTTCTGACGTTGCGTATGGCGAGTTTGTTCAGACTGGTTCAAGAATTAATGTAGAGGATAGGCAGACAGTTATCGTAGCGACAACAGCGGTAGCGGCTGCGAGTGTGGCTCGTGTGCGTCCTGCTCCTCCTACTACATCTGTAAGCGGTCCTACGTCTGGACCATCTCCAAGATCAGGAAGGAGGATACGTAATGATTAAAAGATTTGGACGAGAAATACTTTATTTAAGTATGACAATAGGAGGGATTGGGCTGGTTCTCATAACTCTTACAGAACAAGTGCTCCAGTATGCTATTATTATTTCTTCAGCAAGCCTTTTTTGTCACCTTGTTGGCGTAGGAATTGACTATTTCCACGATAGAAAACACGGCTCGTAAGGTCATTATTCGGGACAGATGTGACCTATATAATATGGAAGATAAAGAAACAGAAACCGAGCAACCTGACGCAGTTCCAGCGCAAGCCGCTGAATCTGCTGAACATTTAAGAAACACGGGATTGGCCAATCATCACCATTCCCCTAGATCATTTGGAAAATAGTATGGATTTTAATTTGCCGGTAACGTCTAAATGGGTACGCACTGAAGAGTTGCACCCTAAGTTTAAGTATCGTTTAAACCAATTCTTTAAAGATAACCGTATCGCTGGTCGCGTGAAGATTGTCAGCGGTGTACGCACGTTAGCCCAACAGCAAGCGTTATATGACAAGTTCCGGGCTGGCCGAGGGAATCTCGCTGCCAACCCGAACAGACGCATGTCTAATGGTATGAGAGGCTCATACCATATGGCTCAGGAGGCTTTCGGTGGTTACGGTTACGCTGTTGATTTGAGGATCACAGGCAAGGGGTTAACTACTGCTGAGGTTAATCGTATTGCAGCGGAGTATGGTTGCGTTAAAACAGTACCTTCGGAGTGGTGGCATGTGTGTCCCGGCAAGGTTAGTGGGACAGAGTTTGTTTGGTTTGACGCTCCTGCCGTTTCAGGTGATGAAACGTTGGATGCCGCACAGATGGATAAGAAAACTCCTTTACAGATTTTTGCTGAGGCTGTAGCGCAGGCACGTTTACATGTGTTGCGGAAAGGCAGCAGAGGTAAACACGTTGAGGTTCTTCAACTTTATTTAGAGCAGGAGGGTTTCAATACTGCCCGTAATAAGAAACGTTCACGCAAGGGTGCAGGTATTGACGGCATCTTTGGATCGGGAACGAAGGCTGCTGTTATGAAATTTCAAGATTCGGAATCTATAAACACAGGCAACAAACTCACAGTGGACGGGATCGTTGGTCCTGCTACTTGGGATGCGTTAATCAACTAGGAGTAATAATGCCTAAAGTAGGAAATAAAAAATATCCTTACACCGCCAAGGGTAAAGCCGCAGCGTCTAAAGCGCGTGCGGCTCAGAAAAGAAAGAAGAAATAATGGATTATAAAGATCTCGCTGAGAGAGTTGGAGCCACTTTCGTTCAGGCTTGTGTTGGCGCTATGGGCACCAACGCATTTCTTGATTTGGGTGTGGACCAATGGAAGATGATTGTTATGGCAGGTGTGTCTGCTGCTCTTTCAGTTTTGAAAGGCGCTGCGGCTGCTCGTTTGGCTGGCACTAAAGGCTCTGCTTCTCTGGTTGATTAAATGACCGACAAGTGGGATAACTTTGTTAAAGAATATTCTTATATCACTGAGGAAATTTTTACTGATTTAGCAGGGGAGTCTCATTTGTTTGACACGCATGACGGCATTCACGCCAAGTTCACTCAGGAAGGTGAACTTGGCTTGCTGCTTGTGTTTGACATAGAAGAAGCAGATGGTTTGCTTGCTGCTTTTTATGCTGGTTTGGATGGTGTTGATGAGGCCACAGCCACGTTTGCGATGTGGGCGGGTTCGTTGATGGGTATGATTCGTACTTGTATGGGCAGCATTGATGATTCTATATGGTATGAAGATTGAAGTCTCTGTAAACCCATTCTCTAACTCTTTCGTCAAAGACGAGATCAAGCATTAGCATTCTTCTTATTTTGTCTCGTCTGCGGGCTAATGATGTTTTGGGTATCCCTAATGCTGCTCCGCTTACTCGGAGAGATAGCCCTGCGATGAATAGGAAGTTAAATATTTCTCTGTCTTCAAGGGAGAGATTATCTACTGCTTCTCCTATTGCTTCTTTTAGTCCGGCGGTATCTTTAATTGGTTCTATCAGGGGTACGTCGCCGGGGGCGAGTACCATGAGTTGTTCTAGTTCAGTTCCGTAACGGTAGTTAAGCGCTGTTCGTGTTGATAGTTCTGCTTCGGTTAAGTTTCTTACTAAGTCGTAATTTTTTGATGCCATCTATATTGCCCATTGTTATCCCTCGCTGTTTGGGTTGCTATAGGTTGCAAATTCTGTGACACTCTTTAGAAGAGTGGACGCTATGTTTCTTGTCGTTTCAGGCGCGTAACTGGATGGTTTGCCTAGTTCCCACGCTTCGTCGTGGTCTATCCATCCTAATATGTCTACGCTTCGTAGTTCTGGTGGATCTGGTTGCGCTACGAAAAGGATAAGACCTTTGCCTAGTTGTTTTTTACGCACAGCCGCATCGGGGCTGGTGCGTATCCTTCTGACTTCTATGTTGGTTCCTACGTCTGGTAGGTCTTTGTATTCTTTGTGTTTGCCTTGAGGCCAAACGTGACCGCTCCAGTATTGGTTGGTCACTTTCGCTACTGCTAGTTCGCACACGGTGGCTGCTACTTGTGCGGTGCGGTTATCTTCCATTCTGAAAGCATCGTAATGTTTAGCGTCTGGTTTACCCCAGTTCTCTGCGTAACGCCGTATACCTACAGCGTTAGCCCATTCGTATTCCCACGGTTCAAGATCAATTCGTACTACCATTTGCGTCTACCTTTGCTGCTGAGATTCTGACTATTTGTTTGTCATCCACCCAAGCGACTTCGTTTAGAGCGTCCATTGTGAGTTTCACGTAGTTGTCCAAATCTCCCCTCAATGTTTTTGCGTTATGAGGAGACTCTAGCACAGTTAGTATTGTCTCTGTGGGAGAGTAGCGTAAAGATATTTCCACAGGGCAGTCAAGAGTTTTTCCTACTTGTTCTTCCCACGCTTGTTTAACGTGGTCTTCTTCTTGCAGCGTCGTTTTCGGGGTGAATACTTTGCCGCCTTTTGTGTGTCTCGGTCTTGCTTTAACTTTGGGTCTTCGGTTTATAACTATTGTGTATGCTGTTGGTTCGTTCATTTTATGTACCTCACCACCACTATAAAAAATAATACTGCTACTATTCCCCATGCTAAAGAGACTGTCATTCCTTTATACCTCTCACTGAGTGTTGCGCTTTAACTACAGTTTCCCATAAACGTTTACGCCCGTCAGGTCGGTTGGCAAACTTTCCACCCCAGTCTCTGTCAGCAGATTCTAGTTCCGTCATTATGTCAGCAGAACCAAACCCTTGCTCATGCATGGCGCAGGCTAAAGAAAACAGAGTCCCTGACCTGTCTCCGTTAGGGTTTTTGCTGGTGATGCGTGGACCGTTGCGTCTTATCGCTCCGGCTAATCCACGCATACTGGATGTAGATAGGAACGGATTGACTTTAGGTATCGGTAATGGTTTTGGTTTGACATATAACCCTAAGACTGGTTTCCAGTCTTCGGGTGTTAGTCTGGTTTCGTATGCCATGCGGCAAAACTCTTCGCATGATAGGTCTTCGCCACTTTCGGGGTCAAGGACTACGTTGCGGCCTACTCTTGCGGTTATGGTACCGTTGGCATCTACTTTGGATGGGTATGGTAAACGTACCCCGTTGCCCCAGCCTTTCCCGGAGAGTTCTGTTTGTTTGGGGTTTACTTCTTTTATTGGTGCGTCTACTATTTTGCAGGCGGCGATTAAACCGTTGCGTACGTCTATGGCAGGGAACGCTTCTGTGAAGAACACCCAGAGGTGATACCCTTTTGAGCGTGACCTTTCAACCCATGAGGGTACGTCTAGTTGCCAGAGTAGGGTTTGTACGTTGGTGGCGTGGACGAGGGATTCTTCTTCTCCTTCATCCCAGTCCACACAGCCCCAGTAGACAACGTATCGTTCTTCTTCCTTCTTTAACGGGTACACACCAATGGGGGTTTTGTAACTCCCAAAGTGTGTGAGTACTGCGTTGTAGAACTCTTCGCCTGTTGCTTCTTTGGGTTCTCCTGTGTCTGATTCCCACGGTCTAAACCCTTTGCTGTCGTCGTAGTTGTCTATGGCTATCCGGCCACCTTTGAACAATTCTGCGAATCGTTCTACGGTGCTATCCATCGGGGTGTTCACCTCCGTCGGGGATTAGTTCATCCCAATAAGGGTGAATGTGTCCGCACTGAGGGTCCAAATAGTATGCGTAGTCTCCTAAACGGGCGGTGCGTTTGTTTTTGCACAGGTTCATTTGGATACTGTTCTCATGGTATCTGGTTTCCCAATCGGTGAGATCCGGCGCATCTTTCTTGCGGTATACCTCTAGCACGAAGATGGCTTCTTGTTCTCCTCCGTATCGTCCAGCGTGGATACCGGCGGCTTGACCTCGGTTCCCTGCTGAGCGTCCGGCTTGGTGAACTAAAGCAATCGGCACACGCTGGGTTTTCGCCCATCGTTTAACTGCTTGTGCTTTGGCTGTGACCCCTGATGCGTCGGCTTCTCCACCGGGCAATAGTTCTAGGTAGTCAATCATACAGAACGATGGGTTCTTGCCCCACCATGCTCTTG